TTAGAAATGCAAATACTTCTTCAATAAAGTCAGCAAATGGAACTGAATCTTATTCTGAGCAAAATATTAACATATGTGTTGACAATTTTATTGGCGAAAGAGAATGGTTTGAATCAATGATGAAGGAATACAATATCAAAGTTGTACCCAATAATCAAAGAGCCGCTGGTACAAATAAAAGGGTTGTTAGAACTTACAATGGTATTAATAGAGGTATGTAATGGCTGTCATAGATAACCAACTTACAGATCTAGTAAATATAATCTCAATAAATGGAACAGAAATTACAGAACATGGAAGAACACTATCCTCAGACTACGCAATTAACTCTAGTGTAGTAGAACTTTCAAGAGGCCTGACTAAAAAGTACTTTAAGAAATCAAAAAGAAGTTTTGCATTTACATATACCCTTCTTCCAGAATCAACAGATCATACAATTGATGGCAGAGCTGGCAGAAATTTTTTAAGAACTCTTGTTGAAGCAAAACAATCTGCAACATTAGTTATTAAAGACACATCTAATTCTTATACTTATAATACAAGTGTTTTTGTAACTTCATATAATGAAGATCTTGTTAGAAGGGATTTTGAACAAGGCTACGCTTTTTATAATGTAACAATTGTTTTTGAGGAATTATAATGGCAACTGTAACAGGATCTGCTTCATTAGCAATCACAAGTCTTTCAACTTGCAATAATGTACTTAAACTTGTAGGTGGAACAACGATGTATAACGAGCCTAGAGCTTTGATTATCGTAAACAATAAACCACTTACAGACCACGGTAGAACAATTCAAATTGGTTACAATTTTTCAGTAACTGAAAATACAAACTGGAATGGTACAAGATCAAGGTATTTTAGAAGGGCATCTTCTTCTGGAAAAAATTCTTGGTCAATATCTTGGAGAATGGTTCCAGGAACAAAAAGAGACACAGCAGATGGTAGATACGGTAGAGATTACTTCAAAGAGCTGGCTTCAGGCGAAGATGTTTATACCCTAAAATTAATTAAAGTACAAGATGGAACATATTCAACTCACACCGTATTTGTTGAGGCTTATAATGAAAATCTAATTAGAAGAGACTTAATAAATAATGTATACTATTGGGACTGTTCTATTGTTTTTAATGAGGCATAATGTTAACTACTGATATTTATGGCAAAACTTTATCTAACTCTTTTAATACTGCCATAACTTCCTATGCCCAAAAAGTAAAGCCAAGAATTATTATAGATTTTTTGGATTTAAGACATTTAGATAATCTATCTGTTACAACAAACGACCCTCACTCAAATACTGCAAAAGGTAGCATTGGATATTATTTTTCAAAAGATCAGGTTGGAAATGGTCTTGAAAGACAGACCTTTACTTGGGCAGTATGCAATGCAAAAGATAAATATGGTGATGTAATTAAGTCAGACGGAACATATTTTGCTATGCCATCTTCTTTGGATAATAACTTAGAATATGGCTGGTGGTCTGGAACAAAGAGTCAAGCAAATACAGATCCTACATATACTGATTATTATGGGTTTGCTACAGACCCATATGTTGAAATGACATTTGATGAAAGAAAAGTTAATAAAATTGTCATCAACACAGCAGAGTTTCATGGCCAAATTAAAAATTATAGACTTGAAGTTTTTAATGGTGCTACATCAATCTTAGACGAAACTGGTTTGATAGAAGACGGTACTTATTTTAAAGAACATCTTATTGAAACCGCTGCTGCAAAAGCTGCTAGTTACGCAACAACTAAAATCAAAGTAACTGTATACACAACTAAAAACCCTACAGATTATGCAAGAATTCATTCAATAGTTCCTCTTTATCAAGTAGATATTACAGATTATGTTATTAACTATTCAATATCTCGTACTAGAGATCTACATGAAACAAACTTGCCAATTGGAGGTTCAAGTTCTTCTAAACTTTCTGTTTCTTTAGATAATACAAGCAAAGACTTTTCAAGGTTTAGTGCTGGTTCTGAGTATGGTCCGTATATGTATAAAGATCTTAAGGTTCATGTTTCAACTGGATGGCAGATTAAAAGAAGTGATGACATTATTTCAAACACCGCACTATCTGCAAATATAAGTAATTCATCAACAACAATTAATGTCTATGATGCAGACATATTTCCAGACGGTGGTGCTGGAAATGAGTTTACAATTAAAATTGATGCTGGAACCCAGAGCGAAGAAGTTATTTTATGTTCTGCTAAAGCAAGCGATAAAAGTCTTACCGCTTCACAGAGAGGTTATGCAAATACGACAGCAGTAGCCCATTCAACAGATGCTATTGTAAGTTTTGATACATATGAGTATATATCTGGCGGTACATTTTATATTGATGACTGGAGCGCCTCATCAGAAATGTCTGTAGGTTTTTCTGCCAATGACTGGTCAAAGTTCTTAACAGAAAAAACAATGGAAAGAGGATTCTTTCAACAAAACACAACTGTTGGAGACTCTATTGAAAATCTTCTAATGCATGCTGGTTTTCCAAAAGGTGACTATAACCAATTAAATTCATATTCTGACGGTATTAAAAAATTAAACCCAATTGCGAGTTGGTCGTTTAAAGAACCAACAATTGATAGATCTGGAAACGTAATTGTTCCATCAACTGGGTTTAGAGCAAGGTTCTGGGGGATGCCAGAAGGAAGAAGGCAGAATACAACTGTAGGAGACATTCTTGCAGATGCAATTGACAAAGTTCTAAGTCCATTAGACTTAGCACTTGGAGAAAAAGCTTTTACATCTCCATCTTTTGTAACATTAAGTAAAAGTATTTCAAACTCAAATGCTGCTATCAACTTTCAATCTTATACTTTTACTGGAGCCGATGGTAATACTTATGGAAGTTTTTATAATGGTGTTATGGATGGCTATTATGTTCCAATTAAACACGATGCCTCTGGAGAAGATTTTGTAATAACTGTAAGAAGGGGAGCTGTAAGGCTATATCTTGATGATACTCTTGTAATTGATTCATGGAAAAGGAATATCATATCAACAACAGTAACATCTTATGAAACTTTAGGAAGACACCTTAATTTAACACCAGGTCAACCCTATAAAATTAGATTAGAGTTTGCTCACTATGCTTCAACATTTGATTTATCACTATCCATCAAATATATTGGTGCAAATACAACATCTTTGATACCAGCAACTGATTGCTACACTATTGTCCCACTAGATTCAGTTGGATCTAAAGAAGAAAGTTATGATAAAGATGAAGATAACTTTAACCACTATAGAAACAATGGTGTTTATGTTGGAACACCAACTCTAGGAATTGCTTCTGGAATTGTTGGTGAATCTGATAATAAGGCTGTAACATTATCTAACTCAGCGTATATTAGAATTCCATATGACGAAACTCTTGATTTTGCTAACTCAGTAAGTCCGCTATACACAAGTGAATGGACAATTGAGTTATATGTTAAGCCAACAGGAAGTCCATATAGCAGTACTGGTGAATACTTGAGCACATGGAATAACTCATCTCCAACATCTGGGTTTGAGTTCTACAGTAATTCATCTTCAAATGGTTTTAAAATTATTGATAACGGTGGAACTAAAACTGTAAGCACAATAACTGCCCTATCAAACTCAGCATTTTCACATCTAGTTGTAACACATCAAGGTGGAAATATGAAGTATTACATCAATGGTGTAAAAGTTGATACGGAAGGTAGTATTTCTGGCGAGGTTTCTTGGGCTAATCGTGATATAACAATTGGAGGTCGTGGTGCATCATTTACTGCAAATACTGGTGAAGTTGCACCTTCAACAATTAGAAGTCTTGATATTGATGAGTTTGCAATATATAAAAGAGAACTATCTCAAGAGGAGATTAGCGATAGATATACAGCAACTCAAATGCAACCCCTTGGTAAATTCCCATTCCTATACGGTGGTAACAGCACAATCAGAGAAATTATTGATGGCATAGCGATTGCAGATCTTGGAAGGCTTTACATTGATGAAGAAGATTATGCAAGATACGAACACTTCTACAGGTTCTATGAAAATACAATTGCTCAACATAGCCAAATACAGTCAACATTTTCTGACTCTACCAATATTGTTTCTGGTGACTATAATGTTCAACTTCAAGCAAATAAGGTTGTTGTAAAGGTTGCTGGTCTTTCATCTGCCAAAATTGGAACACAGTCTTTATGGAGAGCACAAGATCCTACATCTTTAGCAGCTGTAACACTAACAGCAAATCTTACTGCAAATGCTACTAGTATGTATGTAAATACAACAGACGATCCAGTATTTCCAACTTCTGGTTATATAAAAATTGATAGTGAAATTATAAAATATTCATCTAAGTCTTCTTCTGAGTTTTTGAATCTTGAAAGAGGCGCTTTAGATACAACAGCAGCAACACATACCGCTAATGCTCTTGTTAGAGAGGTTAAGTACTTTGATGCTCAGTATGACAAAGCCCCAGCTTTTAATGTTAAGAATCCTTTGATTTCTGAGATTGACAACCAAGAACCAGACTTAATTGAAATTCATAAGTTTGAGGCTCAAGCATATAGTGCCAATTTAATTGTTGCTGCTTCAAACAATGTTAATTCTGGTGAAATTGTTTTCTTAGAAGGAACCAATCCTTTAACAGACAAAGTTGCATATGCTGCTATCGCTGGTATTCCAGTTATAACTACAGAACAAAATAGTCAAGTTATGGAGCAATCAGAAGCCTTGACGGAAAATATTAGAAAGTACGGTTTAAAGGAAGTTGTTATAGATAGCCCATACATTACAGATGCTGTTCAGGCCCAGAAATTGGCTACTTTTATCATAAATAAAATGCAAGATCCAGTTCCGATTATTACTATAAATACACTTGCAATGCCAAAAATACAACTTGGTGATAGAATTAGAATATCGTCTTTTGATGCACTAGACATTACTGACGTTGACTATTGGGTTGTATCTCACGATATGAATGTTGGAGATACATTGACTCACTCAATAACTCTAAGGAAGGCTTCATAATGGGCGATAGGCTTACTGGTAATACAATTAAAGGTGATGGTGAGAACAAGATTGTCTTCTTTAAAGGAGGCGGTCACAACCATGATGGAACCTCTTCTACATTAATTGACTCTAGCAAATATTCAGTATTTGATTTTAACTTTTCCCTTACAGGAACAGATCCAACAAGAGTAAGAAAACAAGCAAAAAATAAAAGTCAAGTTGAAAATTTTATTTTAGATACAGTTAATAAGGCATCGCTCAAACCAGAAAGTATAAGGCTTCAGCCATACTCTGTAACTTCTGACTTATTATCAGCGGACTTTATTCTTGTAGATCAAACCATATCAAGCAATGGTTACATTGCTAATTCTAATGGTTGGGCTATTTTTGCAAACGGATATGCAGAATTTGCAAATGTTTTAGTAAGAGGAAATATTCAAGCGACTACTGGAAGCATTGGTGGATGGCAGATAACTTCAAATACAATCCAATCAACAGACGCTACAGTAAAATTTATCTCTGATGCCTCCACTCTTGACGGTAATGTTTTAGTTTTTCAAGATAATGCATCAAGCCCAAGCAATTATATTACAATTTCAAGAAGTTCTATTAATGTTAGAGGCAATGGTATATCAACACAATATGGAACAACAATTGAACCAACATCACTTACAGTTACAGATAGTAATGATAAAACAACTGTTATTAGTGGTGGAAATGTTAGCATTGAAAATCAGCTTCAAGTTGCAAATTTGGCTTCTGGAAGTAATGCTTATTTATATGGTAATGGAGTTATGCAACTAAGTGATGGTGCAATTTTAACTTTATATCCAAATGCTTATATAAATTCTAATAGTGAGCTCCTACTAAGTGCTACTGGTGATTATACAAGAATATTTGGAGGTTCAACACTTCCAGCATCTTTAACCGCAAATACAGGAATACTTATAGTTGGAAGCCCAACAGGTGCTCATGTTGCTTTTGATGCAAATGAAATTCAAGCAAAAGCTAATGGAACAGCTGGTGCTAATCTTACTCTT